GGCGTCATAAATAAGGCTGGAGCAGCTAATGGCATATTGGCACTCTCCTACCAAGTTCATTCCCAGAAGGGCTCTCATAAAGATGGTGTGAACCATGTCCATACATGGTATTGCTATCAATGTTCTCATCAGCTGCTCCTTTATTCAGTTGGTTAGGACGGGAAAACGATCTTGCAGAATGCGTGGTCGGCTACGATGCCGAGGCCAACGAACTCTCTGCCGACGATCTTGACGAGGTCCTTCTCTGCGAGGGACAGATCATCGAACTTGATCCTGATTTCCTGGCCGTTGGGGAAGTTGGCGAGGGCACCACGGCCGAAGTCACCAACGATTGCCCATGCGGTTCCGGCTGTTCCGGTTGTGGCATAGGTGGGAAGTGTGCTGTCGAAGTGGACGGGCAGTCCCTCAAACGGATCGATAGCATATCCGGCAGCATACTGCGCAGCCTTGAACGCTGCCCAGGAACCCTTATTCATAACGATAACGGGATTCGCTGCTTCGTCAGACAGATTGCCGATTGCCTGTGCAACAAGGCCAACGGACGGTGTACCGGCAACGACGCCGACACCAACGGCCTGTGTGGTTGCGCTGGCGGTCAGGGCTGTGATCTTGGCGATCAGTTCAGCCTGGGCCTTCTTGGCGATCTGATAGGTCAGCTCATCATAGATGTAGTCGAGGAACGCTTCACCGGAGAGGTCCATGGCCTCATCGGAGATGCTGATCCACTTCTTGATGCTGACGGGCTTGAGTTCAACGATACCGAGGTGGAGTTCTTCCTCTGCCACGGCTGCGGTGGACTCGGTGTGGACTGTAGCAGCAGTCGCACTCTTCTCAAAGCCAACCTGGAGGTTGCCCTTGATGTAGGTTTTGCGGACAAGGTTCATCAGTCCGAGCTTATCCCAGGCTGTATTGATCCTGTCCATAACATAGGTGGGAACAGGGACGTCCCCGGAGACGTTGACGGTCAGGAGCGCACGGCACTCGCTGTCATCGTCGGTCTTGATGTAGTTGGCATACGCCACGTTGTACTCGTGGGAGCCACGGATCTCTTCAAGAGTCATTTCTCTTTTCTCCTCTGTTGGAATAGTTTCTGTTACTTCGCCTTCGCCATTGGCAACGGCTTCTCTGATCTCGACCTTCTGTGCTTCTTCGGCCTTGCGGTTCTCCATCTCTTCATTGATGGCCTTTACCTCGGCTTCAAGTGCATCAAGGTCCGCTTCCGGAGAATCTATCTCTTCGGCTATTGCGGAACGTCTCTCCAGAAGCTCATCGATGGTCATATCTTTGAAATCCATCATTTTACCTCTGACAAAATTCTGATTCTCTGCTTCTGTCTCTCGATTGCTCTCTTCTCGGCTTTTGCACTCTCCAGTGATGCCTTCGCACTATCCAGTGCATCGGCAAGGCCACGAGCTTCAAGAGATGTCTGCGAGTAGGCTGGGAATATCACTGCCGACACTTCCATCACACGCTTGATTCCGGTGATCGTGCGTGTAGGATGTTCGGAGTCAACATCATCCCAGCTGTCTTTATCCACTACGAACATGAAGGACATTCCGGAAATGTCTCCACGCTCAATAGCTGAATACAGGTTTCTTGCATCAGTGTTGTTCTCGACATCGAGATTCGCACGGATGCCCATTCCCTCATCGTCAACGCTCAACTGCATCGTTGAATTGGCGTTGTTGTTCCTCGACCTCGCAAGAGGGATCATGTCCGTGTTGTGGTTCACAAGAAGTCTCACATCACGGAGGTCGGTGTCCTTGAGAGCGTCCGAAGCGATGATCTCGTCATACCATCCCAGATTGGTCCTCTGGTTATAGACGATGGCACGGCCTTCGATGTACTTGCCCTTCTCTTCGCTCTCGGTGGCGTTTATGTCAAAATCGAAACTCCTAATTTCCTTCGTTTCCATCTTCGTCCTCCTGAACGGTTATCTTTTCGTCTGCGTTGTAATACTCGCCACGGACGATACGGACGTCCCCACCCTCCACCGGAGGAAGGTTCCATATTTCCCTGGCGTCATTGACTGAAATGATTCCTCTGTCGAGAAGCTGCGCAGACACGTTCAGCTTATCGGCGTTCGTCATGTACTGAAGCCTGTTGGAAGTAGCCATGACCATATTGCCGGTCCCCTGCTCCCTGAAGGTGAATAACATCCTCGTCATCACTTCGGAGAACTGGATCGCGAACGGCTCAATGGCTCCCTCATAGAACGCTGACCACTCGTTTCCGTATATCTTGTTCTGGAGTATGTTCTCGTTCACTCCGAAATACTCATATACGTTCTTCTGGATCATCGTCATCTGATCGGCGTCCACCACCCACGGCTTGACGTCTACCTGGCGTATATTCTGATAGGTGTTCGGGAACAGCAGCAGTCCACCGGCTTCGGCTTCCCTGCTGAAGTTATCTGCGGTAAACCTCTTGCGCTCTTTGGCAAGGTCCTCCGCTTTGGAGAAGTTCGACAGCTGCGCCATGAACCTATAAGTGGCTGCGCTCTTCACGCCTTCCTCGATGCCCTGATTCTGTATGTTTATCAGTTCCATCGTGGGGAACAATGCGTGATTGTTCTCACCCATCAGGTCATGCCTGTACTGGTATTTGGTCATTATTCCGCAGTTCTCAAGTTCGATGGCTGCGGTCTCCCCTGTTGAGAAGTGATATCTCAAGTAAGGTTTCTTTCCGTACTGAACGAGTTCACACTTATCAGGCAGCGGAGAATAAACTCCGGATATCTCGCCATACTGGTCAAGTATTGGCGTGATAAATGCTGTATTGTGAACGTCAAGTATCGTGGAAAGTCTGTAAAGGAATTGGCTCCATGTCTGGAACTCGTTCGGCCCCTTCTGAAGTTTGCTCTGAAGAGAAGGCTTTGCGGATCCAATCACCTGGACTGCCAATTTTGAAATGTGTGTAGCTCTTGCGTTGATGGCTGCCCTCACAAGCTGCTGCTCATATATGCTTCCGCCCCACGTAGTGAACCTCGGTTCATATGCGTTCAGCATCTTGAAGGAACCCTTATACTCGCCCCTCGGCTCTTTTCTGTTTCCAAACAGGAAATCGAACAGTCCCATTCTCGTCCCTCAATTAACTAATCTGTCTCCAAGTTCTCCGTACCATTTCTGACGGACGCACATGGCACATAGCAAGGATGCCGTTCCGTCAATATGAAGGTTCGGATTGATTTTGATGAGCCTTCCTCTGCCCCGTTCGTTGCTCATCTTAATTGCGCTGTTTAATAGGTGCGCCTTGAGAAGGTCGTTGTCTCCGATATGGATCTTTCCGTCCTCCAGAAGTCCTTGTGTTTCTTGTATTACTCCGTATAGGTTTTCCCCTTGAAATACCGAATCTGTTCGGAACCCATACGCTTCCATATCTTTTATTAGGTACTGCGCCGAATACCGGTCGTACCCTACCATAAGCGGAAGGATCTCGTACTGTTCCACGATGTTCGTGAACCATTTGTAGCAATCGTTGTAGTCCACGAAATTGTCTCCGGACGGCGTTACCCACCCTTTCTGGATGTATATCTGATACGGCACTCCGTCTCTCGCTGTGGCTTCCTCGATTTTGTTTCCAGGCAAGAAAAAATGGCCGAACACGTAAAGCTCGCCATTCTTCTCTATTACCAACGTGCATGCCGTGAGGTCTATCGTCTGCGATAGGTCCAGCCCAGCCACGCAGTAACTGTGTGCAAAATCTTCCAGTTTTAGTTCTTCACCGCTGGCTCTTGAAACAAGTTCAATCGGCAACCATGCCACGGAACTGTTTTGTTTTACGCACCCGTATTTTGTGATAAACTCGTTCCGCTTTGATAAGGATCCTTCTGCGATTGCTATCTCTTCAAGCATATAATCCATGCTCACCGACACATTTAAGTTCGGCATGGCCTTACGCAGTTCGTTGATATCATTCCACTTTTCGAGATCGTCAATCTGATAGATAAATGGTGCAAATCTCGTTTCTTTGGAGGATCCATTCAATATCGCGGTTCCACGTTTCACCAGCTCGTCATATATCCCCTCGACATAGTTTGCCGTAGTAATGGAGAGGATCATCGGCTGTTTTCTGGCTCCGAGTGCACTTTTTAGAACTTCGTATTGTTTCAGGCCCTGGTCCCCTTGCCACGCAGCAATCTCATCACAAACAACAAAATGGGGATTCAAGCCATCACTCTTTTTCGCGTTGAAGGCCAACGGCTGCGCTGATGTATTTGACGATTCAACGTATATGTCGGTCCTTCTCTTTTTTACTAACTCCTCCAGTTCCGGCTCTTTCCGGATCATCTGGTAGTATGCGTCATAACATAGACGGGCCTGTTCCAACTTCGGTGCTACAAAATACACCCTTGCGCCGTATTCCCCGTCCATGAATGTCATGTACTCTGCATCGCTCGCAGCCATCAACGTTTTGCCGTTTTTTCGGCCCATGACGAGCAATACTTCTCTGAATTGGCGATTACCTTCAGAATCAACAATGCCGTACACGATCGAATAAAAGGCCTTCTGCCAGAGTTCAAGTTTCAGGAGCTGCGGTGCGAGTTCCCCTTCGTGATGGTGGCAGAACGCTTCTTTGAATTTGATCGCTTTGTTGGCTTTTCTTTGGTCATAAAAAAAGGACTTGTTTTGCAAGCCCTTTATTATGTATTCGTACCACAGTCGGATCCACTTGCCGACCACTTCACGCCCATCGTTGATTGCCTGATAATACTCGTAAATGTAATTCGTTGTATCAGCTTTCATTCAACTCTTTCAGGAAGCTTTCCAGCTTACTACGCTGGTCCTCTCCGGTGTTTTCGGTCAAGGATTTCAGAATGTTCATCAACGTGGCCACCGTGCCGTTGGCGGCCGTGGCCGTTTTGTTGTATTCGGTGATTGCCGGATTCGTGTACACGTTTTTCCGACCTTTGACATACTCCTTCGATACCGTGGCACCTAACTCGTTGATCTCTTTCTCAAGGTCGTTCAGGATCCGCATCTGTACCTGATACCGTTTGAATGTAGTCACGAAGAAGAAGTTGGTCTGTACGCCCTTTTCCTCCGCCCTTGCCAATACCTCATTGGCTTGTTCCTGTAATGATAACTTTGCCATTATTTATTTCCTTCCACGATGGGTTTAGCCTTCTCCCCGGTGAGTTCCTCCCACCTTCGGATTATTACCTCTGCGTAGTTCGGATCGTATTCCATCATGTAACACGTTCTGTTTAGTTCCTCACATGCTAATAGCGTTGTTCCGGATCCGCCAAAAAGGTCGAGCACAGTTTCGTTTTCCCGGCTGCTATTTCGTACTTGTTTTTTTATCAAATACAACGGCTTCATCGTAGGATGGTCGTCGGATCTCGTTGGTTTATCTTCCACCATCGCGGTAGTAAAACTCGCAAGTTCTTTATATAAATCCCGTAATTCTGACGCAGAAAGCGAATCAATGTTAGGTACGTTCATCACCGTGTCCTGGGATCTCAAATCGATGAAATAATGCCCTGCCCCATCTTTCCACCCGTACATGCACGGCTCGTGTCTCCATTGATAATCCTGCCGTCCAAGTGCCAACGCGTTCTTGACCCTTATAAGCGTCTGTCGAAGCGTGAGATCCGCTTCTTTCAATGCGGTCAGAAAATTGTAACTCTGCGTTGATGCATACCAAATATAAAAAGATGCCCCTTCTTTCATGACATCTCGCGCATTTATAAATGCCGTGGTCAAAAACTCTATAAACGCATCGTCATCTTCCCACGAGTCGTTCTCTATTACTTTGCCGTCCGTCCTGCGCTTTCTTGCCTTCATTTCTCCTGGACGCACCGGGTGACCGCTGTCGGTTCCAAGACTCACATTGTATGGAGGATCCGTAACTAACAAATCAATCACCTCGTCACCCACCAACTTGTGAACGTCCGCCTTCACCGTGCTATCTCCGCACATTAATGTATGCCTACCAAGTTGCCAAACTTCGCCCCTTCTGATCCTTGGCTCAACTCCTGAAGCGTCCTGCGCAAAATCTTCATCGGTGTAGTATTCGCCCATGTCATCCGTGATTGAGATATCGTCAATATTAAAGCCCGTAAGGTCGATATCGAACCCGGACGATTGAAGGGACATCAGCTCCTCGCTAACAAGATCTCGGTTCCACTCACCCAACTCAGTGAGTCTGTTATCTGCGAGAATGTACGCTTTTCTCTGCGTTTCGGTCAGGCCTTCCACAAAAACACAGGGGACCTTTTCCATTCCCAATTTTTGCGCTGCCATGAGCCGTCCGTGTCCGGCAATTAAGTTGTAATCCCGGTCAATGAGACACGGGGAGATAAATCCGAACTCTTTTATCGAGTCCGCGATCTGCTGCACTTGTTCCTCGCCGTGAATTTTGGCGTTGTTGGAATAAGGTCGCAGCAAGTCTATGGTTATTTCCTGAACTCCGTCAATTTTCGCCATAACTCTTCCTTTGTTTTTCCAAAAAACCGCGCGTATCGCGATGTTCGGTTTAATTTGACTGCGCCACTCGGTCTTCCCTGCCCTTATATTCTGGGGGATACCGGGGGGGAGTCCTCCGTGATGATCACTCTCCCCAGCTCATCGACTCTGTAGCGTTCTCCTCTGCTCCTTTTCGTGCTGCCGTGACAGTCTCTGCATAGCAGGATAAGGTTGTCCGGATTCAGGGAAATGCTCTCATCAGTGAGGTTTTCAGGCGTCAGTTCGATTATGTGATGAACCTCCACGCCCTCCCTTATGATTCCCTTCCATAGGCACCATTGGCAGAGACCTCTGTCTCTTTTCCATACCTTATCCCTTACCTTCTGCCAGGCCTTGCTCTTATAGAATCTTTTTGCCCAATCTTGCATATGCCCTCGCACCCCACCCCTGTGCTTTCAAGAGCATCCAACCCACTCTGCGTACCGTGTAACGAAAAAGAGCCGACATATTGTCGGCCCTCTTCCGGAAAGGATTGAACAAAACCTTGAGATCGCTCATTTGATTATAAGGAGAATCATCTGGATCATGTTAATAATACCAAGTCATTCTCGTGTTCTGTCAATCGATTTTTCCGCCCTTTTTCCGCTTTTAGAACATCAGGCTATCAAGATGTGCTAAAGCGTTGTCGCATAGTTCGTATGCTCTTGTTTTCGCAACGTGATATGTTCTGCACACCCATCCGATTCCTGAATGGTCAATGTGGAAGTTGAATATGATCTCACGCTCGTTAGGATCCAGCGCACCTATCGCACCGTTCACAAGCTTCATGAAGTTCACCGCTGCTTCGACTCTTGTCTTGCGTTCAATGCAGTTTATCAGAAGAGATTCCCTCGTGTTTCCTCCGCCCTGTACCTTTGCTCCGGCAGAGAACCCACCCAATG